TTGCCGCAGCTCTTGTACCTTTTACTGCAGCTCTTGCTGCAGCTTTTGCACCTTTTGCTGCTAATCTTGCAGCAGTTCTCGTAGCTTTTAGAGCAGCTCTTGCTGCAATACGTGCAGCTGCAGCTACAGCATTCCAAATACCACCTTCTAAACGGTCATATTTTTCTAAATGATCGTGTTTTTCTAAATGAGGTTGAGTTTTTTTGAGATGTTTTACATAAGTAAGATTACGTTTTCTCATTATTTTTGCTATTTCTCTATCGTCCATTATATATATATGTAGGATTTATTTTTATACATATATATATTATTTTAATATAAGTTATTTTCTTTTACATATTTTGAAGCCTCTATCATTTTTAATCCTTTTTCTTTCATTATCTTTTTTACTATTTCAGCTCTTTTATTTGGTTTTTTTACTTTACCCATTCCAGACATTGTACTAGATTGCATTTGAGCTTTAGGTACTACTTTTGTTTGTATTCCTTTTGTTGCTGGTAATGCTTCATTAATATTTGGGTTGGATTGTAACTTAGAAGGATCTACTTTTCTACGTCCTCTTCTTGCAGGTTTTATAGGTTCTGCTCCCATTCCTGACATTGTACTAGATTGCATTTGAGCTTTAGGTACTACTTTTGTTTGTATTCCTTTTGTTGCTGGTATTGCTTCATTAATATTTGGGTTTGATTGTAGTTTAGATGCATCTACTTTTTTATTACTTCTTCTTTTAGAACCAGATCCAAAATAGTTATCTTGTTTTCTTACAGGTAATGCTTCTTTGGCGATACCTTCAGAGAAATCAGCTACTGCATTCATAGGAGCAGGACAAGGTTTTTGACCTTCAGCTAATATTTTTGGTGCTTTCTCTTTACCTTTTATTGCTGTATTGGCTTCTTTAGCTTTTACTTTAATAGATGCAGATGGTCCAGATGTTGCACCAGTTGAAACTGTAGTAGCTCCTTGACTTTCTTTTAATAGATCTTGTATTTCTTCAGGTGAGAGATTATTAGGGGGTCCAGATAACATAGCAATTAGTTCTTCAGTACTTAAATCACTTACATCACCATATTCATCACCAAACTCTTCTTCAAAATCGTCGACAGGTGTTTTTGAGAACATATCATAAGCTTGTTTACCTAACATTACAGTAGTTAATGCTTTTTGAGCTACATCAAGTACTTTAGATGTAGTTTTTAACCATGAAGGAGCACCAGGTACAGCAGCTGCTGCAGGGGGTGGTGCAGGAGCTCCAGGTTTGCCTGGGGCAGTTGGTTTAGCAGCAGGAGGAGCTGCAGCAGGTGGTTTAGCAGCAGGAGGGGCGGCTGCAGCAGGTGGTTTAGTAGCAGGAGGAGCTGCAGCAGGTGGTTTACCACCAGGAGGAGCTGCAGCAGCAGGTGGTTTACCACCAGGAGGAGCTGTAGCAGCAGGTGGTTTACCACCAGGAGGAGCTGTAGTAGCTGGAGGTTTTCCTGGTGGTGCTCCTTTAGGTCCAGGTGCTCCTTTAGGTCCAGGTGCTCCTTTGGGTCCTTTAGCTCCTTTAGGTGCTTTAGCTGCTCTAGTTAATGGTGCTTTAGAAGGTGCTCCTTTAGGTGGTTTTCCTCCAGGTGCTCCTTTAGGTGGTGCTCCTGCAGGTGGTTTTCCTCCAGGTGGTGCTCCTGCAGGTGGTTTTCCTCCAGGTGGTGGTTGTGCTCTAGGTGGTCTGGCTGCTCTGGGTGGTCTAGCTGCTCTAGGTGCTCTAGGTGCTTTGGCTGCTCTAGCCGCTCTAGGTACTTTAAAACCTCTAGCACCACCGTCACCAATAACATCTAATTCTGATTTTTCAAGGAGTGTTTTATGTTTACTATCTGATGGTTCAATATATTCTGTAATTAGTTCTGTATTTTCCATAGGAGGTGGTCTATATTTTTTTGGTTCTTCATCTAAACCACCTTCACCAACTGAATCATCAAAAGCTTTTTCAATATCTTTTCTAGATTCTTTATTTGGAACCATCTTATTTAAGTTTTTGAGTGCATCTTTTGATTTCTTAGCTAAGTCTTTTAATTCTTTAGGTGATTTATTTTTAATAGCTTTCATCATATTTTTATTAAACTGAGAATGACTAGTTTTATCTACAAGCTCATCAATAGGGTTTTTTTCCAATTGTTTTGTGATGGTCGCCTCCTTCGGATTTAATTCATTATTGTTTTTTTTTTGATCCATACCAGTGCCACAAGTACCACAACCAGGTCCCATTCCATATCCAGTTCTTTCAAACGCACTACCACCAACTTTAACTACTACTTCTGATTCTTCTTCAGAACCATCACAATCACATTCACAAGATTCACAGCAAGCTCCAGCACCATAACCAGTATTAGAAAAATCACCTAAGTCACGTACTGATGCATATCTACCAGCTACAAAATATTTACCAGATGCAGGTACAGGACCACTATTTAAAGAAGAGTATTTGGATTTATTGAATAAGCCAGGGACTCCTTTATAAGGTTTAATTCCAGGGACACCATCACCACCTGCTCCTACTTCGGGAGGAGGTCCACTAGGAGCAGGAGCTGCTTCGGGTTGAGGAGCTGCTGCAGGTGCTGCTTGAGGTAATCCAACTCCAGATTTACCACTAACTAAAGGACCAGAATTAATAGATCTATCACGTACTAATGTTAAACTAGCTCCTAATGATGAAAATGACGATATAGCTCTACGAGATAGTTCTTTTACTTTAGGTCCACCTAATAATGATCCTGTTTGTAATCCTAAGATACCTTGTCCTCCACATCCAATATCACCAGCACCAGTACCACAAAATGTTGCTTCTCCTCCAGTTCCAGAACCAGATATACCAGGTACGTTTGATCTATAATCTGGAGTACCTTGACCTGTAGAACTACAATGAGCGATATATTTACGATTAGCATAGTCTATTTCTCTTGCTAACTTTTTATTATATTCGTTATCATACGGCATTATATATTATATATAGATATTTTTTATATATAATATATTATTTTTAGAGTTATTTATATTTATTTATTATTCTTCTTCTTCTTCAGGTTCAGGTGCTGTGTATTTCTTTAATAGTTTTTTACCAGTATTTGCAGCCATCTTTAAACCTTGTTGCATGTAAGATTTACCATGTTTGGCAAGATGTTCTTTACCCATTTTTAATCCTTTCTTGGCTAAGCTAGATACACCAGATTTAATGGAATCCCAGAAACCACCACCTACCATGCGTTTTACATCATCGTGTGTGTAGTACTCTTGTGCGGAACATTCGAGAACATCTTGTTTGGTGAGAATTCCAGTATAAGTCGCAGAGGTACCGCGTTCGCATACGAATACTCCTGAGTTCATTGTAATACATACTAATTCAACATCGCCATCTGCAATAGCATGTTTAGTGTTATTTGCTGCAACGACATCGCATTGAAGATTGAAGTTTCCAAGGGAGCCTGCAGCATAGAAGTCTTCAGTTAATTGGATATCTTTACCAAATTCAAGTACTAAGTAAGAACCAGATAAGGGTACAGAATCAACTGTTGGACCATCACCATGATTATTTACAGATGTCCCCCAACCACAGAATTCGGGCCAAGTTGTGTTAGCACCATTGTTTTTACTCATTTCCCAGAGCTGTTGAGTGCTGCAACTGGCAAGAATGCCACTATTGTTATTGAAGTTAATAGAAATACGGGAAATAGGTAATGCTACATCAGCAAGACCCCAACTATTAGCAGCAGATGATTTTACACGGGCAAATAATATAAGTTTATCAGGGATTTGATTTAATTGTATTGCATTAAAGTTTAAGGGATAAGCAGTGGGAACTAAAGCACCATTAGTACTTACAGCAGCAATACAACCTTTTTGGCTACCATTAATATATCTAGGTAATTCATAGTAGGGACAAATATTACGAGCAGGCATTAAATCAGAAGGATGGGGAGTTAAGAAGGTAAATAGTAAAAAGGGTTTGGGGTCATAGAAGTTGACTGATACACCAGTAATACCATAAGTAGCACTTCCAGTACCAGATGGTTGTAAAAATGTTGCTGCACCCGCTGTAGGACCTCTGAAGGCTCTTGCTCCGTTATTTAAGTTAGCCACTATATTCATATTTTGGATCCCGTAAAAACCTTGGTTGTTAGCTTTGGTTCTAGAAAACATGAAAGGAGATAATAAGAGAGGTTCAGTTACTTTGTATGTTAAAGTTGCAGTGGTACCATTATTCCAAGCTTCACCTTTTATTTCGATAGGAAAAGCACCTCTGTGAAAGCGTTTTTGATCTGTTACACCCCATATAGAAGTATTTGAATTAGATAAGAAACTAAAATCATCGGCATTTTCTTGATTATAATATAAACCTACAATATCATTAAATGCAGGGGAAGAACCGTTGTGATAAATAAGATCGTCGTCATCAAGTAATCTTAAAATGACAGGTAATACATCTTTAATATTACAAGTTACGGTATTGTTGTTAATAGTAGCAGAAAGAGTATCCATGCATTGATGGAGAGGAAATGAAGCAAGTGCAGCATTTACACCATAGCATACTTTACTATTAGCTAAACCACCGACGCCTCCAGTAGGGTCAGCTGTAGTAACGACTACTCTTAATTGAGCTTCGAGTAAAACACGTCTATCGATGATAGTTTGTTCTGAAGGAACTTGAATATTGAAGACTAATTGAGAACTGGATGCTGATACAGCTTGGAATCTAGACATTGTAACGTTTTGACCTCCTTTGATAACTGCGTATTTAATAGCATCAGTAACATCGAGACGAGGATCTTTAACTAAAACTTTTTCAAAATCTGCGGACATATATATATACAAATAGAAAATAAAATATTTTTAATATATTATAATTAAAATATTTTACTGGAATATTTTTACTAATCGTTTATTCGGTTTCAAAGTTATCTTTTCTAAATAAAAGTTTTATACTACAGTTTGATCCAGATTCTATATAAAATGGATGTAAGTTACCAAAATCATCCTTCCAGAATATTTCTATAACTAAATCTTTTTGAGGCTCATTACTTAATAAATCCTTAAATAAATAATCAAAATCTGTATCATTGATAGTTGGGTCGGCTCTTCTGCTTAATAAATATTCGAAGATACTAATAGATATATTAGAATTATTAGACTCTTTATTAGGATTAATACCATAAATATATGGTTGAGATATATCATCAGATACAACGCCTAAAGTTTTCGATGTGAATACAAGTGATACTGCTGGATTCCATAATTGAGTTGATTTATATGATTGAGTAGTTACTAAATAATTATTTACACTATCTACTGTAGGAGGTACTGTACTAAAAGATACACGGTTAGCATAATAATTATAGTATACTATATTACCAGTTCTATAAACTATAGATGGTATAAGTTCATATAGTGGAGTATTATTTATATATTGATATTTATATTGAAATCCAGAGAATAGATTGTATAGTTGTTCGTTTAAATATATTTTTGTAATAGATACACAATATAAGCTTATTAATCCAGTAGATGAATCATATTTAAAATATGGTGCAGCTTCTCCTTCTAAAGTTGCTAACGTAACCAATACTTCATTTACTCTATCTATAAAATATTGATATGAATAGTTCCAAAAATATTCATCCGATATCATTGATACAGTAAGTAATTCAGGTCCTGATGTAGGTGGTTGTATTTCAGTATCCGCAGGTTTCCATGTAATAGGTGTCATAGTTGGATTTGCTCCTAAACCTATTGAAAATACAGTATCATAAGTATCGTCGATATTAATAGCTTTACCTGCTATAGGTTGTACTATTTGATTTGGAAATGAATTAGAATCCAAGCTAAACTTTACAAAAGTAACAGCATAATCGGAAGGATTATCTAGAAATGCTTGCTCTCTCATCTGATTAAATATACAAGGTTGTGAAGATCTAATAGGTATAGTATTACCAGTTTTATCAAATCCTGTATTATTATTAAAAATATTAAGACTGTAATAGATGTGGGATAAATCAGAATTATTATTAATTATATAATATCGTTGTCTTCTATTATATTTATTCTTATCAAACTTTTTAGCTTTATATTTTGGCATATTATATATATTATTATAGATATAATATTTTAATTAAAATAAAACTCTTTCTTTCTAAACATTATTTTTAATAATGCTGTTCCTCCTGGTTCTAAAATAAATGGGTGTAAGTCGCCGAACTTGTCTTTCCAGTATACAAATATAGAGATAGAATATACTTCTTTTTCACCATATAATTCATTTAGTACATATTCAGCAGGAGGTACATACGATATATTTGGTTTATATTCAGTTCCCGTTGTGAGTTGTGCTGAGAAATCACATAATATATATTGGGTATCAGCATTTGTAGATGCATTTTGAGTATTAGAATAATAATTACTTGCTGCTGCGATTAATTGAGGTACTACTGGTAATTGAGCTGTAGTAAATACTATTTTATCAACAGGATTCCAATAAGGTAAAGGAGAATATTCAGAACTATTAGTAATCATTACATGCGAACTACCAGGAGGTACTGTTGAAAAGTTTGTACGTACAGTTTCTTCATTTTTACAAGAAGTATTTCTAGAAAATATTAATTGATAATTAGTATTTAAATATGATGCTGTTGGTGTTAAAAATCCTAGTGGTTGTGGTTGTTTAATAGCCTCTAATGATGAAAATAGATTAAATAATTCAGAGTTAAAATAGAGCTTTACGAACTGTCCTGAAGCTACACCTGTTGAATTAACTGGTACACCTAATGAATTAGTTCTACATAATTGATTATTTGCATGTAATACAACCATATTATTTTCTAAAGTTAGAAATATAGATGTGTTATTACCAGATGCAACAGGAGACCCAATTGCAACCCATATATCTTGTATTGTTTTATTAACTACGTTTATAAGATGTTGATAAGTATAAGCATAATAATAAGGATTCATATTATAATCATCAGGTACAATTCCAGATGGTACTGTAGCTGATGCATCTTCGGGGAACCATATAACATTTCGTTGTACTACTGTATGAACTCCAACAGAGGATGGTGAATATTCCATTGTAATTGTATATACAAGTTTATTAACATTAGTTTCGCCTACAATAGGATCAGCAATGAATACGGGTACTGATTGAGTATCCATTTCAAAAGCAACTACAGACATAAAGAAATCTTTAGGACGATAAATATAAGGGATTGTTCTTGTCTGTTCGAATGCTAATGTTACAGCACCTGTTGTACTTATTGCATTTCCAGCTTCATCATAACCAGTATTATTATTTTTTACAAGAATATTATAATATTTTTGGGAAGGATCTTTGTTTTTATCGTATCTATTTGACATTATATATATATAAATAGATATTATATTTTTTTAAGATGTGTTATACTTTTTTTAAAAAAAAGTATAATTACATCTATAGACTTAAAGTCTAAATCTTATCTGAGTTAAAAGTTTTTTTTCTGAATAAAAGTTTAATAGTGGCAGAAGCACCAATATCAAGAACAAATGGAATGAGATTACCAAATGAGTCTTTCCAGAATACAGCTATATCCATTGAATTAATAGGTTGATTACCATATAATTCTACTAATCTGAATTCACCAATTGGTTCAAAAAAAATATAAGGTCTGTATTCTGTTCCTATTGTCATTGGTACTGTATGATCTATCATAATATTTAATATATCAGTATTTGATTTACCACTATTAATATTTAAGTCACCTTGTTCGTATACTATAGGTGTTCCAACTATATCAGGTGCTGTGTTTAATAAACTAGTTCTAAATACTATATTTTTAATTGGAGTCCATAATGGTAAAGTTGAATATTCTTGAGTATTAATTACATCATTTGTATTAACACCACCAACTGTATTATTTCTAGGATTTTCATAAATATTAATTATATATTTTTGTGGTGATGCATATACTGTATTAGATCCAGTATCCATAATTAATTGATAATCAGCTCCAACTACTGGACCTGTAGTACCTTTATATATTGCTTTTAATGATGAGAATAGATTATATAATTCTATATTAAAATATATTTTATAACCAGAACCAGTACCTAAATAAGCACCTTCAGTATCGGTTCTATATAAAGTAGCATTACCTCCAATAGTAAATAGATGTGTTTTAGTATCAAAATACATATAAGGAGCTGTACCAGTAATAAATCCACTAACACGATACGATTCAAAAAGATTATTAATTAAATCAATAAAATGTTGGTAAGAATAACAATAATAATATTTATTAGTTTGCCAACTATTAGTTACAGGACCACTTGGAACTGGTACTGTTAAATCATCTGGTTGCCATATGATTTCATCATATACTGTTGCTCCATCTGATTCTCGTTGCATAGATATTTGATATATTGAACGGTTAACATTAGCTTGACCTACAACAGGTTGGCATATGAATACAGGTAAGTTGGGACTCTCGATGGTAAAACGTTGGACTGATAAAAAATATTTAGATGGATTAATTAAATATGGTTGAGCTCTTGATTGATTAAATACTAATTGTAATTCTTTATCATTAGTATTCACTTGAATTATATTACCATTAGAATCAACATCATATCCAGAAAAATCATTTGATATATTAATATTATAATAAATATGCGATGCGTTCATAGCACCACCTATCATATCTTGACTGTAATAAGGCATTTATATATATATAAGTTAGATATTTTTATTTTTAAATACATAATCTACTAAACCTAATCCTGAATTATCTAAAGCATTAACCATTTCGAATCCTAAACTTTCAATATAAGGTCCAGTTATTTTAGCTGTTGGTGCATCTGTAAATATCTCATAATTATTTAAAGTAACTATTAAATATTTTGTTTTTAAAATAGTTTCAATACCTCCTTCAATAATATTTTTCTCAGAACCACAACAGTTAATCTTTATTATATCTGGATTTTCTAATGATTTATCTTTAACAAAAGTATCTAGTTTAACACTATTTAATACTTGATAATTATCATTTTGTTCGTCAGTTAGTAAATATACCGATTTAATATTTTCATCATGATTATATAACTTTACTTCAACATTATCTTCATTATATAAACAGATAGGAAACTCTGCATCAAAAGGACTATAAGCATCAAAAGTATAAGATCTTATTGCTGGAAATATACTAGACATAACGAGCGTCCAACATTTATTAGATGATCCAATATCATAAAATATTTTAGGTAAAAATCCAAGTTTTTTAAGAAATAATAAGTATCTCATATTTAAAAAGGGTAAAGTACTCTCCATATATATAATTACTAGAGATTTTTTCTGGGAAAAATCAAACTAAATATTTTAGTTAATATTAAAATAATAATATAAGTATATATATATATATGTCTGCCCCGCCAAATAGATTAGGAGAAGAAAAAGCTAAATCCAATTCAAAGAACTCTGATGAAGCTGTAGCTGCTATTTTAAGAGTTGTAACTAATTATAATGGAATTGTTAGAAGTGTAATAGAACTTATTGATCCTCAAAATAGTAAGTTTGGAACAAGAAGATCTAATAATAATAGTACTGTTATGTATTTATCTCAAGTATTAAAAGGATTAATAGAGCCTTTAAAACATATGATTTTTCAATTATCTCAAGTACATGATACTCAACTTTCAGGTATGTTAAATATGGTTGTAAACTTAGTAACTATTATCGATCAATCACCTCCTTTTAAAATGATAGATATTAAAGCATATAAAGAAGGTGACATGGATTATACTGGATTATCTGATGATCTTGATATTTTTGATTTTACTGGTTATATTGCATTATTAAAAATGAAAATCGATGAACTTAAAACTAAAAAGGAAAAATATTCAGCAAGTTTAAGACCTACATTAAGTTTAATTCCAGAAAGTATAAGATCTGGTGTAGCTGATACTATTAAACGCGCTAACGAAGATGTTGATAAAGCTATTGCAAAAGCTGAAGCAGAAATAATAAATGCTAAAGCTAAAAGAAAAGCCAAAGTAGAAGTAGTTAAAGTAGATCCTGAGGTAACAGCATCTTTAGATGACATATTAGCTGGATTAGACGCAGCATATCAACCAGTAATTGATTTCTCCAAGTTTCCAAAAGCACCATTATATAACTATGGAGATAAACCTAAAACTGAAAGAGAAAAATCTGCAGATAAACAGAAAAGGTTGGATTTAAAGAAGTTGAAAAAAATATTACATGAATTCGAAAACGTACCATCGTACATAAACAAGGAAACTCGTGAATTCGATATAAATCTTGTAGAACCAGAAAATCAAGATGATTACACTAGTATAGTAGGTAAAATACGTAGATTAGAAAGAGAATTAAGAACACCTGGTGAAAAAGCAGCAGAAGAATCACAAGTACCAATAGTAAGAGGTCCTCGTGTCGATTCAGCTGGTAATGAATTACCTGAAGCAGCACCTCCTGGAGGAGTACAAGAAGGAGCACCTGTAGCAGCACCCCCTAGAGAAATACAAGAAGGAGGACCTGAAGTAGTAATAAATACTGGTATTGATATAGCTGGTAATGAAGTTGGTAAAGGTTCTGGTAAACCACTTGCTGATTTATTAGCAAATCCTAAACAACAATATAACTCTATGCAAAGACCAATATCAGACGATCAAAAGATTAATAATGATATGATTAATATGAATAGAAACTGGCAACTCAGAAATAATCATTCTCACGATACACCTCTTGGAAACTTAAATCCTTTCTTAGCTCAAGATGCTTCTTCTAAATACACATTTGAAGCATTATTAGCTAAACAAAATAGTGTATTACATCCTGAAACAAATGCAAGAGGTGCTGATATTAGTTTATTACAAGGACCTATTGCTACTGTTGAAGGTTCTGGTAAAAAATCAAAAGCTTTAATGAAGTTAAAAAAAGTTGCTATTGACGAAAAGAATGATCCATATAAAAAAGTTGAACTAGCTTCTAATGGTATGATACCCGAAGAGAAAGAAGATCAGTTTAAGTTACCTGATTTAAAACCCAAAAAACGTAAGTAAAGATTTTAACTATAAAAATATTTTATTTGTAGGTAAATATATATGCCCTTCAATATAGAAAAAGTTGGTAAAACATTAGCCAAAATAGATAAAGGAAAGTTTAATGGAAAAATAGTATCTATTACGGATGAAGATAAAGATGAGATAACTAAAAACTTTGATGTAATACATATTCCCGATGATGGAAAGTTCCAACAAATACCAGATCCTGAGACAGAACGTCAGATATTATATATTTTTGGTCCATCTGGTTCTGGTAAGAGTTTCTATTCTAAACAATATATTAAACAATGGAAGCTTAAACATAAAGATAGTAAAGTTTATTTATTTTCATCATTAAAAGATGATGAAAGTTTAGATGATATTAAACCTAAAAGAATTATTATTGATGATTTATTAGTTAAAGAACCTCTAGAAACCGAGATGTTTAAAGATTCATTAGTTATTTTTGATGATATTGATGTTATAAAAGAGAAGGATATTAAAGCAGCAGTTTATGATGTATTAAATGGTATTCTTGAAATAGGACGCCATTTTCATGTTGATTGTATTTTAACAAATCATTTGCCCTCAAATGGAAGGGAAACTAGACGTATTTTAAACGAGTGTCATAGTATTACTTATTTTCCTCATGCTGGAGGAGGACGTGGTACTAAATATTTTTTAGAAAGTTATGCTGGACTAGACTCTAAAGAAATGAAGAAGATAAAGAAGATGAAAACAAGATGGGCTACTATATTCAAAACCTATCCAATGTGTATTATGACAGAAAAAGATCTATTTACTTTTGATGACCTCGAAGATGAAAAATAAAAAATATATAAAAAAATATTTAGTATAGTAAAAATATATATTCTTACTATAATTATATATGACATACTTAAAACCATATACAAGAACTGTTCCAATTAATAATGAAGCAGGTGAGATAGTCGAAAGATTATTTGAAGAACATCTTTTACCTGTTTATACAAGTATTCCTTATATTCCTAGAAGTACAACAGTAAAATCAAAGAAACAATATTTTAATTCATGGGATTTTGAAGGAGATGATTATTCTATTGAGATTAAAGGTGTATTCCAACGTAATTATCCTAATCCTATTTTTGCTTGTTCTTCTGCTAAGTTTAAGAATATAATAAATAAAAAAAATATATATATATTATGGTATGTTACTAAAACACCAGAAGATATAATAAATAATCCATCTATATTATCATTGAAATGGTTTTCTTATAGATATAATCAGAAACAGTTTCTCGATGATATTAAAAATAATCTGATTACTTGTAAGATTAATAACTTCGGTCAAATGACTCATTATTTTGATAAGTCTTTACTTAAAGAGATACTATAATAGGCTTAGGCTTCTTTATGTAGTCTTTTTGCATAGCTTCACTATGAGCCATATCTGAGGCATCTTTCTTTTGATTTTCTAAAACTTCGCCATATTTTCCAGTTAGATAAATATGACGTAGCATTGATGATCCAATAGCTTTATCAAATACTTTATTAAGTATTCTTGTAATACTATTTACCTTATCTAAAGGTGCATTATTTTTGTATACTAAGAAATATTCAAGAGTTTTAGTAGATACTCCTTTTTTAGTAATAGAAAGTTTTGGATGGTATTTAAAATATTTTAGGAGGGCATTCCATAAATCATCAGAGATGGCTACATGTTGTGTTCCATATTTAGAAGCTGTCTTATAATTATTAAAGATGAAACTTTTATTTTCTAAATCAAGATAATTACGATCTTTAGGTAAATCGATATTATAGTTATTAGTTAATAACATTACTTGAAAGTCTTTATTTCTTCTAGGAGCTTGATGATAGTAGAGTGACATAATAGTATAAGATAATAAAGCATTGTATTCAGCTTCAGAAAGATCTTTTTTAGTCATAAATAGATCTATTTGACCTTCAAGTTTTTTATATTTATCTTCTACATCTTTCCAGCTCATCCAATTCTTTTCTTGTGTTTCAGATAATTCATTTGGTTTAGTATCTTTTTTGATATCTTCATTTTTTTTCATCATTAAGTTATAATATTTATCATGTAACTTTTTCATCATTGGTTTTTTGGATAAGGATAATACAGATACAACAGAGATTAAGAAGTTTCTTTTTGTATTTTCTTTATACTTAGAAAGCTTTTCAATGATACTTTCGGAATTCTTTAAAAAGTTATAATTCTTTAAAGGTTCATCATTATTAAGTTTTTTAAGATTTCTAAGGTAAACTTGGACTGTACCATCTGACACGTTTTTTTGTTCTTTTAATTCATTAGAAATATTTTGAATAAAATCAACTGAACTCATATAATATTTATTAGATATTTTTTACTGTAAAATAAACTATGATTTTTTACTGTTCTTACGTATGTTTTTTTTCATAATTGTTAATATTTCATTAATATTTTGTTTTTCTGATTTTTCTATATCTTTTAAGTTTTTATTTTCAAAAGTTATAGATGATATTTTATATATTTTTATTTTTTCTTTAGGTTCAACTAAGTAGTTGTTATTTGGTAATAAAGTATATTTAATATTACATAATCCATAACAATTAGTACATACTTCAACTTCTAATTCTTTTTTAATATTTTGTAGATTTAATTGTTCTAAAGTAATTATTAATGATTTATGATTATCATTAAATAACTTTCCATCAAGTTGACATAGAAACATATATAATTCACCAGAGAATATTTATAGCTAGATTATTTGGACTATATTTATTATCTTTCCAATCACCTTTTATTTTTGTTGCTCTTGCTCTATATGCATCCCTATGTTTATCAGCATCTTCATTTTTTGATAGTGTATATATAATATAATCATTATAGTCTACTCTTCCAAATGGTACCTTATCACCATCTGGTGTTGTATATTCTAGTTTATGGGTTCCATCAGATGCCATTTGAATCATTGTTGGATCATATCCTGTTTTTTTAGCTGCTTTACTTGCAGCTTTCATATATTGATCGTGAGATATATTATTCTTTTCTAATTGTAAGTGAAACTTTTCCATTCCATCACTACCACCACCTTCCATAGATGGTTTATAATTCATAATTAAATATTCGTTAGTTTTATGTAGTTGACCTCCATGGCTTACTGTACCGATATTTTTTGTAGGTACAGTTACAATATTAAAATCCCTAAATAACTTTTTACTAATTGATGTATCAGCTAAAGATAATAAAAACTTTCCTTTGATATTTTTACATATTTCAGCTAATTCAATACTATTAATAGCTGGAAAGTTAAACTTGCCTGTTTGTTCTCGAACAGGTGGATCTAAATAAAAGAAAGTTTTTGGACTATCATATTTTTTAATAACTTCTTTATAGTCTCTATTTAATATGTCTGTATTTTTAAGACGTTCTTCATAACCATTAAAGTTTGCACTAATACGAGGTTTCCCGAATAGCTCACCTTTACCAAAATAACTTAGTTTATAAAGTAAATATGTTTTAAGAAACTTATCATAATCACTGGATGGTTTGGATTTTTTAATATCTTCAAAGTCTTCTTCAGTATAATTACCATTGACTTCACTTGCAAAATCACTATTAGCATATTTTTGAAAGCCTTTAAATAATTCATATACAGATGGATCTAAGTCATTAACAACTTCTTTATGATTATCTTTATTTTTATAGAAGAAAACAGATCCACCACCTACAAATGGTTCTACATAAGTATTATATGATGATGATGGTGGAAAATATTCATTAACAATCTTTTTTTTTAATAATACTTTGCCACCAACTCGAGCAGTTATAGGTTTTAAACCGCCTTCAAGACGTAAGTCATCATCGTGTTCTGGATTATTATCTAAAAATGAATATACTCTAGCCATAGCCCATTGTTCCTTGGATAGTTTTTTAGACATAGGTGCGTCAACATTTTTTTCATAAGAGTCTTTCATTCTAACCGAAGTAGGATTAGTTTTATATGCTCCTATTCCACGATTATAAACTTCTTGTAATACATCGAGTGGTTTAGATGTTACTTTTGATAATTCTTCTAATGAATACGATTTATCGATTGGTAACTCATATTTTTCAAGTATATTTTCTCTATGAGTACCTTTACCTTCTAGAGGTTTGTGTTCTGAAATATTAATAGCTGTCATCTGTCTTTTAGCTCTTGCTAATGGTAATCCTTTTTTACTAAAGCATTCGGACTTATCATCCTCTTTACATACTTTATAACCATCAGAAACTTCTTTAATTATGTAAGGCATATTTATATATTATTATTTAGAAAATATATAATTATGTTATTTTTGCTAACGAAGATCCATCATCTTTAGGTGATTCGATTTCAGTTGCTGTTTGAATATTTAATGATTCAAGTGGTAATTCTATGATATCGTTACGTCTAGCTAATTCAATAAGTTCTTCATTATCGGTAAATATACGTTTCATTAATGATCTATTAGGACCTTCGTATTTAAATCTTTTATATGCTTTATCAAATGCTGTGAAAAATACATATTCTACACCATCTGTTTCTTCTTTAACTTTCCAATTAGGCAATTCAACTGTATATACAATAGCAAATACTTCTGTTAAATCTTCGGTTTTTGGGGTTTCTTCGTATTCTTTTACTAATAAAATATAAGGTTCTTCAACTTGACACAAACTATGCGACATATAAATACTATTTAGATATATTTTTTACTGAAACGCTATTTTATATTTTTTACATGGGTTATTAATTCATTATTAATTATATAATATATATATATATATGATAAAAGTTATTAGAAAGTTTTCTACTATTCAATTACCTCCTATTATTACACAAGCTGGCATTAAAATGAGAAATCCTATGACACCAGATGGATTATGGATCGGGTGGACTGATGAAGAAGTTGCTCTACATTTTGCTACTTATAATATACCACTTAAAGGAAAGGAAATACCACTTAAAGAACCTATAAAACCACTTAAAGAAAATGAAATACCCCTTAAAGAAAATAATAGTGGTTGTGGGAGAGGTTAATCGGGGAAAAAGTAAGATACTATTTCATCATAGTTTAATCCTTTTGATTTTTTTAGAGAATCCATATAATCCTTGTACTGTTGTAGGGATTTATTTTGTTGCATCTGTTTAATTCTATTACATACATGACGCCCGCAAGTTTTTATATCTGAATCCTTCTCTTGATATTTATGGGGATTATACTTAACTACGAGACCTGATTCTTTTAATAGTCTAGTTAATGGTTTATCTTCTAGACCCAACATCTCGCGATTCTCAACAGGTGCATATTTTATGGCTACATCGGGTGCTCCACCATAAGAATCAAAATAATTAATTGTATCATCAAGTCTATCTAACGAAACCCAATGTCCCTTTTTTGGTTCTTGTTCTACTAATAAAATCGCATATGTTTTATGCATCGGTAAGAGATCTTCGATGGATTCCATGTTATTTAATTCTTTATACGTTAATATACGAGCTTCTGGAAAGTAGTTTCTGATGTTGCTGTCGTTCATCGGTGTATCCTCGATTATTTCTATTTCTTCTTTATCCATTATATATATTATGATCTAGATTATTTTTTCTGGTCTATTCCCCTCTCTGCACTCTCCCAGTATCTATAAGTGATTGGAGATTTCCTAGTATTTTTTTAAGGGCTATCTTAGGGGGGACCTACTAGGTAGGTCCAAAAAGGCTAAAAAAGTAACAAAAATAGAAAGAGCTAAGGGGGGGTAGGTTAGTGTATATTATATTTATAAAGTATATATATAGTATACTATTATATATATAAAAAAAAGATTTTGGAGAGCGACATACCTCCTAACTACTACCCCCCAGATGGCGAGCGAGTCGAGCAGGTCTTCTAAGGTGACTTTGTCGTATTTTTTATGAGATTTTTAAATAATATTTTATAATATTATTTAAAAGAACTATTAAAGGTCTAACGGGTTCTTGGCTGGTTGATCTGCGGCTTTTTCGTCGACTTCTTCATTATTATCTTCTTCATTTTCAACTGTCTTTCTCTTTATTCCAGTATAATAAAGGGCTCCTTTGATTTTTACTTTTTTAATATTATTTGCTTTTAATCCTTCGCCAAACTTAACATGAGACATATACGCGAAATCGCCATCTTGTTTATATAAATCATAAAGTGTAGTTGGTCTGTACTTATCTTCTGATTTATCTGTTATTTCAAAATATTTTTGTAAGTAATTACCAATATCATTGTTATCTTCAAAATAAAGCTCTGTGAATTCAACACATTTAGTTGGCTCTTTTATTTTTTGTGTATCAAAATCTTGAGAAACTAAATGAAGAAGATAACAAACTAAAGTATCTCTATATTCATTATCTCTATCAATATCGTCTTTTAATTCAGTATTTATTTGTCTTTCAAAAGGTTTCTTAGGATTATCAACGAAAGTAAAAGGGAAATGAATAAATCTAAAACGATTCTTGATCGCCTCATTCGTTTCATCTACTCTAGGTTGTTTATTACAAGATATAAACATGGTGAATTGAGGAATATATTCAAATGAATTACCATAATTAGCACGAGTCGATATCACATCACGACCTGTGAGTTTTTTAACCATAGAAATATTAAACTTAGTTTCTTTATCATTATCTTCGGCTGGTTCAGAAATAGCCAAATAACGGATCCCTTTTGCTTTAGCTAAAGTCTCATTTTTTAATTCATCTTTTATCGTTAATAAATCATTAGAACCAGGTAAATAATAATTACCTAATGCTTTTGATATAAGAGCAGATAAAACACCTTTACCATTTCTTCCGTTGCCAGTTAAGATGTAAAGCTTTTCAAATCTATTAGTAAATAAACTCATTGCTGTTGTCATCAAGAAGTAAGTGCATATTTCTTTATCTTCAAATATAGTAAATAATAGATCATCAATAAGTGTATAGTCAGTAATTAAATCAGGTGCATCATATCCAGTATTTCTATATATATAATCTTTCTTTTCAATATCTCTAAAATGACCTTCCTTAATATCAAAAACAGTATTTTTGAACGCAAAAAGTTCTTTTTTTGCATCGATCTTATCATCGATATCTTTATCAAGATATAACATAGGTAATAAAGTTGTGATGCCTTTTGAGAAAGTACTGGTAGATACACGGGAAAAAGCCTTAAAAAGTTCATTATGGACCTTCTTATAATCTTCAATGGCTGGGGATAAATGCACCATCTCATCTTTAATATAATTAGTTGAAAATATAATAACATCATTTAATAAAGAAATAGGTTCTCCTTTATGATTTTCTAATATATTGAATTCATTGTATGAATACCACCCAGATTTAACAGAATAAATATATTTATCCTTATTCATTTTGTGATATAATTGAGCGAATTGATAGTGAGAGTAATCGGCGGTATTTGCGAGTTTAGCGTCAGTTTGACTTTTAGAAGCCATCGTATTAATATTATCAGACATTTTTATATATTATAATCTAGAAAACATTTTTTAAATATTTTTTTAAAGATTTTTATATAAAGAATATTATTTAAAAACATTTAAAGATTTTTTTTCTATTATATAGTATATAAATGACTTTAAATCTTACTCCTGAAGAAAAAGCCCAAAGAGAAAAACTTTACAATAAAGAATATGCTAAACAATACTACAGAGAACAAAAAGCAGAAAATAATGAAAGATATAAAGATATCTTAGAAAAATCACGTTTAAGATATCATGCAAAAAAAGAAGCTGTTGTAGATGAAAGTGGAAATAATACAAATATAAATACAACTAAACGCCAATACAAAAAAAGAAATATTTTAATTGAATAAAAACTATAAAAAAATCTTTAAAAAAATCATTTAAAGATTATTTTATATACTATATTAATACAATGTTCTATCAAAAAGATTTATTTTATAATAAATGGTCTAAATCATTCTCTAAAAGTAAAACTATCGAAAATCTTGCAGGAAGTGTTATATCTGATACAAAACCGTTTCCAATATGTTATATTATATTTAATAAAAGAAATGCTTACTATAATAAAATATTATGTTGGTTAGATGATAATAATATGGAATATCAAATAAAAGATCTACATGAAGGTATTATTAATGTAGAGATTATTTTTAGGTTTTAATTGAATAAAAAAAAATATATTTTAAAATAATTAATTAATTATTTTAAAATCATGATCTTATTTATTTTATAATGATGACATTATATTTATTTTTAAAAGTGTTTGTTTTTGTTGTTCTATTTTCATTTCAAGTTTTTTAATGTCTACTTCTTGCCATTTATATTTTAGACTATTACTTAATAATGCATCTGTTATTTTAATAGTCTCTTCTGATTTTTCATTATATTTTTGTTTCCATGCATCAAGTTCTTCTTTCATTTCGCTATTCTCTTCTAAAATATAATCATAATCAATAGTTTTATTTTTTAATAATAAATAATCAGTTTCTAAAATATTATATTTATTTACTAAATCAAAATAATCTTTTTCATAGTCTCTTTCATCTTTATATGCGGCATAATTAAAGTTATCTTTCTTTTCATCTAATTCATTTTCTAGATTATTTATTTTTTTCTTTTGATCTTTATTATTTTTTTTTAATAATTCTAATTCTTTCTTTAATCTTTTATTTTCTTCTTCATAATCATTTATTTGTTCTATTGCATCATCTGATATGTTTTCATAACATACGCAATTATTAAGTGAGTTAGTGCATCCACCACAACGAGAAAATCCTTTAATAAATATAGGATCTACTTTGATTTCTTTTTTAGAAGAGGAGAGAGATTTTTTAGAGGAGGTTTTTTTGGAGTTATTATTTTTAGGGTTCATTATATAACTATAGTAGATATTATTTTTTTAAATGATTTTTTTAAAGATTTTTTTAAAGGTTTTTTATTATTTCTTTAAATAAATATTTCTAGATCTTTTTTAAATAGTCTTATTTAAAGGTTTTTTATCTCGTAATTATTCTTATTCATTTTTTCTTATTCTGGCAAAATCACTTAAAGAGTAGTTTTATACACATAAAGAAACATACATAAAGATAAACCCGCTGCAAAATGCGGTGCCTTCGGCTCTCCTCTTAGGCGGTGATATTTGGAACAAAAGCGAAAAAAATAAATCAAAAATAAAAACTGATCTAATTTCTTAATCTTATTTAGAAAATAATTTTTAAATGATTTTTCTAAAGTTTTTTTTAAATACTTTTTTTAAAAAATCTACTTAAAGA